AACCGTCAAACTCTACGTCTGGATCAGAAGTAGATCCACCAGTTGATCCGAAAAGAACGTCACGGTTCGTGTCGATGGTGATAACGGCAGTTCCACCTTCCTTAATGGTAACACCTTCGCCACCGTCAAGAAGAAGAGCACCAGCAGTAGTCTTCATTGTAGACTCTGCACCACCCTGGATGTTGAAGTCAGAAGACATGTCAACGTCCAATTTGGCAGATGCCATTTCGATCTCACCGTCAGCATCGATGTCCAACTGTCCATCAGTAGATGAGTTCAAGGAAATAGCACTATCGCGGAATTCAAGCTTTGCATCTGCATCAGCAGCACCAATCTTGATGTTGGTTCCGTCGAAAGTAAGGTTGTCGGCAGCACCAAGCACACCGCTGTTATTAAACTGAACTTGGGTATTACTACCCGCAACACCTGCTGCAATAAGGTCTTCGACAGAAATCTTTCTAACCTTACCTGCGGATGCGTCGTGAACGGCAACAAGGTCAACTGCTTGTGCCGAAGTAATCAGGTCCATAGACCCGCTAATGTCGAGTGAGAGTTCACCTACGGAACCCGAACTACCAATACCACCACTAGAGTGGAGTTTAAACTGTCCTGCATTTAATTTTGTTCTAGCCACTGTATTCCCTCCTGATGCGGAACCACCAGACATACCCGAAAGGGTTACGTTCGTGCTATCCGACGTTGTTATTGTGACATTTCCTGACGTACCTTCTACTTGGTTCGTCAAACTGATAACATTACTACTAACTGATGCGCTGATTTGCAATGGTAAGTTATTAATAACTGTACTAAAGTAAGACGCGAATTGATTGGTACTTAGAGTACCTGACGCCTCGTCTGATGCACCACGGACGGAGTAAACTACTTCATCCTTTGTGAATACATTAGCGATTGTTGTAACGTCGCTTGTCGTAGATGTGACTCTGAAAACAGTTTCAGATGCCGTAGTCCACGATGCGGACCCACTTGCGCCCAAGCGAATGCTTAATGGGATTGCCTCATCACCAAGATCTGCTGCCATGACCTTCAAACGACCAGATTCTATCTTGACATGTGAATCAAAAAGTTTGATTTCACCGTCGCCGTCTGCTGCTAAGAGAATGTGTCTCACAGCATTATGAAGATTGGTCATGGAAATGGTATTAACGTTAATACTGTAATCACCAGCAGCGTTCTTTCTACCAAAACTGGTATTTGCAACGTTTGCTGTAAATCCACTACTTGCGTTATGAAAGTCGATAACGACGGAGTTTTCTTCAGCGTCCTTGAATTCAATTACCGCTGGTTTGGTTCCGTCAGTTGCCCACTCACTTTTCCATTCATCTGTATTATTCTGGGGAAACTTGATATAAAAATATCCTCTCCCAGAAGTTGGAGATCCGTCTTGATATAGTACCACAGTCTCTGAAGCATTACCTGCTACCGTATGAGTCCCATTGGCAGAAGAACCAGAGAGCATATGCCCGCTGTATCCACCGCTGGACCTATTCGTTAAGACCGTGAACTTGACTTGACTATAAGCACCACCCTGACCGTCATTGAGGGTAATTGTAGTGTATTGGTTCGGTAATCCCCCGAGGGTGATTGAACCTTGTGCGAATGCCATATATATCTTCCTCCTGTATAGTTCGCATAAACTAAACCGGTACTGTTAATAAAGAAAGATAACGTGATGTGATTAAAGGAAACTAAAACTTATTCTTTTTCGAAAGCAATGGTGCCTTCGTTTGAGTCTGGGATCAAGGCACTGTATTGGTCATCTTGTTGAATTCCATATGCCTCTCTCAAGTCATTCAAACTTTTATAAAAACCAGAATCGCCTTTGGCAACTTCTTGTAAAAGAAAATTCTTTTTCTTTTCAAAGTCAATAAGAAGTTCTGCCAATTTAGTTTTAGCATTTTTGGCGTGCTCTCTGTACAGTAGCACTGCCTTGGTCTCTTCTACACTGCACTCTATATAGGGTGGCAGTTCTTCAATTTCCTCTTCTTTTTCATTTTCTACCATTTGAGATTCGGAAATTTGATCTATGATATCTTTGATATCCTCACTTGATTCTTCTTTTTCACCAGATTCCATAGCAGCGACAAGATCTCTTAATTTATTTAATATACTCATTGCAAAACACCTCCTCATGAAAAAAGAATCTTTTTAAGATTTCTAACAATATTATCGAACTTACAAAAATCAGAATCTAAAAACTCTAAAGACTTCATTTTGCATGTTTGGTCCTTGTCCTCAAACTCAAAATAGAACTTTCCGTTCTCCAGTCTCGTACATTTGACCAACTTAATTCCCGACAGTTGCAAGTATGCTGCAATGCCGATATCACTTGTAATATAATTTTCTGCTTCACTCATTTCCGTAAACTCTCCATCGTTGTAATATGATTTAATTAGTATGTAGTGGAATCAAACACAGAAGAATATTCTTACGAAATTCTAAATGTTATCCCTTGAGATAAGACGCATATACTATATCATCAGCTAAAAGAAAGTCTGCCTCGTTAAAGACAATCTTATTAGTTCCAACCACCGTATAGTCTCCAGATGCGCCTGCTGTTGCCAACAAACCATTAACAAAAATAGTCTCTGTATTACTGGCAATATTGTTAGCAGTGGTAAAGGTCTTGTTATCTCCAGGCAGCGCATCATCTGCTTGTTTAAGAAATTCTCTAATCACAAAATTGTCTTGCACAATTGTCATGACTTCATCAGACTGCACGCCTGCACCTGTACCTCTGCTCGTAAGAATGGTTATATTCTGAGTTCCCGATCTGCTTGTGCCAGCAGCAGGGACGTTTGAAAATGGAGAAAAGAACGGATTAAGATGCGGAGGACAATCATGAGGAAGGTTAATCCCTGATAAACCATAGTACTCGCCATTTTCGTGATCAGGTATCTCGCCCAAAGTAATTCTTTCTCTAGGGATCTTTACCTCTACAGCGTTCTCTCTATAAACAAAATTGGGTTTAATTTGATTCTTGTCGTCACCTATAAGATAAGCAAGCACATCGATCTTTATGTTCGTTTCAAAACTTCTTTCTTCATTTGTATAGTTATTTAAATTATTATTTTGAGCAAAGTCTTGCTGTATGAACCCTTCATATCTATGACCATTGTTGATTAGATTAATGTAATTTACTCCACCCGGACGAGTGACAAACGGGGTAATGATATCATTCATCTGTTGCTGATATTCTGTCCTGATCTTAACATTGTAGGTTACAGTAACATAAACCGGCAAAGGAATAGTCACCGTTGAGTACACTATCTTATTATCTGGTGGAGTAGGAAAGTTAATCTTTCCTCCTGTCAACCTTCTAGTGTCAGCGTTTGTAAATATTGTAGTCTTCTCCTGGTTTATTTCTCTTGCAATAGGAATAACACCACCCTTCTCATCATCTTCTGGCAGGGCATTACCCTGAATAGTTCCCTTTCTATTGGGGTCTTTTACTACCGACTCTCTTTCAATAGTTATAATTGGCAACACCAGAGTTCCCTGCTTGTCTCTTATTTCCTGACCTCTTTTAGACTGGAATGCCCTTTCAGCGGAAGACCAAATCACTGGAACCTTTGACCACCCTTTGTTAGTTGATGTGAATATAGACATCGTCTCCAACATATAGACAAGCATTGCACTATCCACATTTTGAATTGTAGATGGTGGAAAAGGTATTTTCTTTGTATCTAAAACACAATCTTCAGGTCGCATCAAACAGTCCCTCTCTTGCTCTTACACAAGTTGCCATAATCTCAAATGAACTCTCTACTTGACCAAACAACCACCTTGGTTCTTGAAGGGTAAGAATTTCATAGTGCCTGTCTCCAAACAAAATAAAATCTCCTTCTCTAACAAACAAATTCTGATCTTCTGTCAACCTTCTTTTATGAAAATAAACAGTTATTCTTTCGATCCTATCAACACCAAGTCCTGTAGTGGTCGTCTCTTGTGAGTCCCACTTGACTAGTGCATGTACCCTTATAGGGTTGTAAAAGTTTTTTACTATCGCTTCTCCATAGACTTCATTGTAATCTGTATGTTCCGTACTGATTGCATAATAGATTACTGTTTGTCCTATGACCCGTTCAATGACTTCATCATTTACTTGCTTTACAAGGTCTTTTTCTTTTTTGCCTGTAAACATTGGGGGTGGAGGATTATCTGGTTGTGTCCACTTGTTGTCACTCATTTCATAAAACTCCTATGCCTATCCTACAAAAATATTAACTGGTATTCTCTGAACCACCTTTTCGCTTGCTTCAACCTTCTCTGCATCGATTGAGGCAAGTCTAGCATAGGTAAGATCTGATAATGTTACCTTTAGTTCCTCTCTTAGTCTTTCCTGCTCCTCTCTTGCCTGAGCAATCAAATCGCCACCGTTTAAAGTGACGGACTCTCCTGGGATAGGCACAGTGCTAAACTTAGAGCGTACTTGACCCAACATCTCCTTAGACAAGGAAAGTGCGAACCTTCTAATCCACTGCTTACCAATTGAGTTTATATTTCCATATGGCAAGTTGCCAAAAGGCAAGGTATTCAGATTATTGATTCCATCCATTGTAGTGTCACTGGCACTGGACGACATGAAGGCATCTCTTGGAACAGAGAACTGAACCCACATTTTAGATGGTCCACCTGTTGTTGGTTGTGGAAACAATCTTATCTTATTGTCCTTCAACTCGTATGAATAGTGAGATGCCCTAGTGTAGATTGCATCTTCAAACGCCAACGCCTGAGATTTATTCTGCCATGTTGGTACCAATTCAAAAGTCGAAGCGTCTGAAAATTGTCCATAATTACTCAAATTACCGACAACATTTAAACCACCGTAATATCCATAAAACCTCCACATTGCATGTGGTGTCTTGAAAAATACCCTTTTAATCGAAACTCTTTTGCCTGCCAAGTTTCCTTGGTAGGGAACACCCGTGGCGGTTGAGATGATTTGCTGCAAATCGTAATCTTGCTTTTCAGGAGTTACATCAAATGAAGCAGAATACTCCACGGAGTGTCCAAGTCCTGCTTCAGCGGAAACTCCTTCTAGGACTCTTCTTGTAGTTCCATACTCAAACCTTGGATATTTCAAGGCAACATGAGTGCCACCAAGAGAAGAACTCAACTCTCCTGTCTTGATTTCACCCTTGTGGTCAAAAGTGCCCGTCATGTTACCAAGAGCATCGGACAAAACATTGCTTGCTTGGTGAACGTTAATAAGATAAGAATACTCTAAGCACGCCTCCTCATAGGCAGAGTATATATTCCCTGTTGTTAATTCAATGTCCAGGATGTCACCACCAAGTTTCTTATAAACATAAGCAACTTGTTCAGTTGCACCTGATAAAAAATCAACTGAATAAAGTGGTGCCGTAGGATCTGAATATACCTTATAGGGAACGAGTGAGTTTACATCCGTAGTAGTCCCTGTGACGGGAAGTACGATGGCGCTCACTGTTGATACTGGTGTCAAAGTGGGTAAAGACATTAATTAATCCTCACTAAGTTAAAATCTAGTCAAATATAATTAGTTGTAACCTACACTAAACACCGAAACTGATTTTTTTGTTCTCAGGATTATTTCTTAGTTCTTTTTCTAGTAGTCTTCTTCCTAGTGGTTGTTGCCTTCTTTGTGGCAGCAGGGGTCTTGTTTGCCCTTGTGGTAGACTTTTTAGTTGTAGTCTTAGTCGTTGTATTCGTTGCAACATCCGCTGTCTTAGAAGTGTCTTCTGCGGGGGTTTCTTCTGCATTTGTTACAATTTCTTTTAGTGCTGAAGGGATGACCTTATTCACCTCTTTAACCACCTCCGTCAACTCCTCAACAACCTCTTCTTTCTTGCCAAACAGTGCTGCTCTTAACTTCGCATACTTCTTGGCATATTTTTTCATTGTTAATCTTTTTCTACGCTTTCCCATTATAAACTCCTTTAACTAAATGGTCATAGTAAATAGTACACAAAATAGAAAACCCCAAGTCATAAGACTTGGGGTCAATTCTATTGATAAGGCGAAGTTAGTTATTAAGCAGAGATGACACCGTCTTTATCAGCGACATGAACGAGGGCATACCATGTCGATCCATCTGTGAAAAGTTCAACCTGGTCTCCTTTCTTCGCTTTGCCGCTAACGAGTTGGATTTCTGCCGTGCCGCCGCCCAAAGTCACAGCAGCGCCGTCTGCGGCCGCAGCAGCGAGTTCAATCGTGTCGGACCCACTTAAGTCAACAGTGATATTGCCCGCAGCGAGGTCCGCTGTCATGACTAACTTGCACCACCACCCCTTGCCAGCAGAGGCGACTGATGGTAGTATGATATCACCGGTGAAATTTGAGACCATAAAGATCGTTCCACAGTCTGCAACTGTAAGGGTTGTTGCTGCACCGATGGTGTCAATCTTCTTTCTATCTGCACTATATCTTCCTAATTTACTCATTTTTAAGAATCTCCTTATATTTTATGCTTTAAATGAATTAAGGCATAAATCGCCTTATCTTTTCTCTACTAAATAGTTTTAGAAAAACAAAAACCCCCTCCAAATTAATGAAGGGGGAATTTATTTTGAGATATTAGTTTATCTCTTAGCTGTCACCCGCTTCTCCAGTGAGTCCTCGGACGATAACAAGACCGTACATGTCAGGACGAACCATGTGCTTCGCGTAGCGAGTCATGACGCCCTTACGTGGTACGAAGTCTTCCGTTCCGAAGATCGTAGGAGTAACCTGTAGTGGTACATACGGAGCGTAGACAAATCCACTCTCCAAGAAGGAACCACCCTTGCGACCAACTAGGATCACGTTACGTGTGAAGTAAGGATCAACGTAAACTTCAAACTTTCTGCTCAAACTACCAACGTTGACAGCACCGATGGTGCCACGGTCGGCGTCAGCAGTTACGCTTGCGCGAAAACCAGCAGTAAATTCGAGGATGTTAGCAACTTCTGGTGAACAAACAACAAAGTTTGCACCACCGCGAAGCGTCTTACGGTGAATCTGAGCACTTACGTCATTGATAGTTTCAATGAGAGTCTCATACCACTCGCTAACAGTGCCAGTGAAGTCAGGAGCGGCAGCAGTTGCGCCGAGTTCCAAACCGTCAACACCAACGAAAAGACCAGGAGCACGACTCCAGTAACGAGTACCTGCCTTTGCACCAGTGATCAATTCGCCGAGGATTTCCTGGTCAATTTCAAGAGCAATCTGCTCGGAAAGAATACCAGTCAACTCAACTTCAGCGTCGAGGTTGTGATAAGCATTGAGATCCTGACCTAACTCAGGAGTCCACTTTGCCTTCAACTTCTTGGTCTGAGCAGTAACAGCGATGCTGTTGACCTTGATGTCAATCTCTGGGATGGTATTCTTAGCGCCGCCATCAAAAGTGCCGTTAACATTGGACGCACCTTCGAGTGCCCATGGGTGCGCAGGAACAACTTGTCCTGCTTCGCCACCTGCACCAAAAGTATCAACTCTTGCGTAACCAAGTGCACCAGCATTAATATTTGCACCGGCATTAACTGGGTCATCGCCTTCAGGATCCAAGAAAGTGAGAATCAACTTACCAGAAGAACCAAGACGGGTCAACCTTCTAACCAAAACTGGGTTACTCGCGAGAGCAGCGGCACCATTGGTAACAATAGCGATGCTACGAAGTGATCCGCGATCAATACCTGGCAACTTCTCTTCCCAGTGTGCTTTGTCAACCTCAACAGCTTCGACCTTAGCAGAAGTGTTTGCGGTAAGGAAATCAAGAAGATCTGCATCAAACTGAAGATTCTTCTTATCCTGTTCAGACAACCCAGAAATTGTTGCTGGATTAACAAGGTTGGTGATTTTACCGGCATCGATCTGAAGGTTAGAACCAGTACTGGCAGAATACCCACCATGAAGGTCGTATAGACCACCGGAACCTGAAGCGGCAGAGTCTGCCAAAGAAACACCGTTGATAAGATCCTTAGCAACAACGTTACCACCATAAACAGATTCGCCTGCCGCCATACCGGCGCGGGTGTCAGTGTGTGTGAAGTCCAAGAAGAAAATGAGACCACTTGGGAGACTCATTGGTTGGACAGAAACAAGATCGTTAGCGATCAAACCGCCGAATACACGACGAACAATTGGGAAAGCAACAGCAGCAAAACCCTCTACATCACCACCAGCCATTGAGGATGCTTCACGGAGAAGTTCCTTTGCTTGGTTTTCGAGGAGCACTGCCATGCCCTGTGCTTGGCGATCATCGTTAAGACCCTCAAGGAGACCGGTTGCCTGCCACTTCTCAAGAAGAGCAGCACCTTCCTTGGAGACATCGCGATGAACAACGCCTTCTGTAAGCTTTTGCAAAATAGACATTTTTCTAAAACCTCCTAAATTAGTTATTCTTTAGTCCTGCAAGAATCTTCATCCTATCAAAGAAAGGACTGTTTTCTTGCTTTGCTGTCTGGTTGCGAGTTGCAACCATTAATGAAGGTTTTCTACTGACTGCTTCGCTAAGTGATTCTGGAAGTGGTTCTTTGTCCGTACTTCCCACTGTGCTCTGAAGAGTCTCAAAGAGTACCTTCGCGTTTTCAACAGACTTTGCTTTAGAAATGGCTTCGACAATCTTCTTTTTTTGTCGCTCATTCAGGGAGGCATTTCCTAACGTCTGGTTAATATAAAGTAATTTGGCATTTAAAACGTTTGTTTCGTTAATTTTTGCCTGTAGTGTAACAACTGCTTCTTCAAGTTGAGCAGTTTTAGTCTGTAACTTGCCGCCAGCAGACACGAGAACATCATTTTGCTCTTGCAGATCTGCAACACGAGCGCGGAGTGCCTTCATCTCTTCAGCATGTTCCGTGTCAATCTCTTTGGCAAGTGCCATATCCTCTTTCTCCTTCATCTCTGACTCAGGAGTACCTGCCCATCCACGCTTGACAGGTTCAATATCAACAACCACCTTTTCGACGATCTCTTCAATAGATGCCTCTAGGTCTTCGATGTTGATATCTGCCGCTAATTCATTAGCAATATTTTCTAGGAGTTCTTCATCAATCTCCACCTCTGTAATCTCCTCAGACTCGTTCATCATGTCTGTGGGACCAGGTTCTGGAGCGTCGCCCATACCTTCAGGGGGTTCCTCAAGTGCAAGGTCGGCGACGTCTTCTACTGCGTCTTCGTGAGACTCAAAGTCTCCACCGAGTGCTTTTTCGACAGCAGCAGTTAACTGATCAAGGTCAATTTCTACCACCTCATCGCCGTCGGCGACATCCTTAAAGGAGTCTGGTAGATCTTCAGTTGTATCATGTACTTCCATCTCCTTCTCTTCGGTCTCTTCCGTCTCTTCTTCAAGCAGTTGATTGACTGCTTCCTTGACTTCGACAGAATACTTTTCAATAACTAAGTTCTCTGCGTTCTTAATTGCGGCTTCTTTTAATGCTCTTGCATCAATGATCGCCTGTTCTAGCATAGATGACATCTTATTTCTCCTAAAATAATATCAAAAAATGATGAGAATATTGCATTCTTAATAAATAGTCTATTTTTTCCCCAATTGTAAAAAAATAATGTCTTTTTACTAAAAAGGAGGGTCATTTTGAAAGCATTAGACTACTGTTTGTTCTTTAAGTCTCTTTCTTTTTGTAACTTTTTAAGAATTCTTTCTCTTTTCTTCTTCTCTCTTCTTCTCTTGGTTGAGGGTTTTTCATAGTACCGTCGCTCTCTTACTTCTTCAAGGACACCACTTTTCTTGACCTTCTTACCAAATCGCTTTATCATTCTCATCGTTTGATCGCGATCTGAAATCTTTACTGTTACATGTACTGGAGTTCTTCTTCCCATTTTATTTACACCATTTTTTTCCAATTTTCACTTAAATTACCAAACAATCCACTGATATCTATACCAGGATCTCTTGGGTCTATGTTCGCCAGGGGGGAGGATGCAGGCGGGGCACCTGGTGATCCACCAGATGAAAGAGGGGCAGTTCCCTCGAACACATCCACATTGCCATAAGACCCTTTGCCTATAGAGTCCAACATCTTCTTCTTAGTTTCCAACAATCTTTTGGATGCATCCTCTTTTCTCTTAAGAGTCCTAGTCTCCGTGTTGGTACTTTCTACGATAGGTTGAACTGCCGACAAACCAGAAACAACTTCCTGAATTATCGATGACAATGCTCCTTCTTCAAAAATAACTTCTTTAACGCACTGTTTAATTAACGGTTTTAAAATCTTCTTTAGATTATCTGAATTCATTTGTTCCTCAAATTCTCTTTGATTCTAGTTTTCATCTCCTGCATGGTAGCAGCGACAGAAAGTGCCAATGCTTTTCTTGCAGTCTCTTCATCATCAAACTTGCCCCTCATACGATCTGCAAGCTGCTTCACGCCCAAGATGCCGCGATTGGCATATCCTGGACCAATTCTCTGTACAGAAAGACTTGCGCCGCCTCTAGCATCCTTGCCAAAAGTGCCACCCAAAATCTTAATGATTGCTCTTTTACCAGTCTTTGTCATATAAGCATAGACGTCGCCTGGTTTTGGGATGAATTCACCGGTTTCCAAACCCTGGATAGGAGGAGGTTCTTCATCAAAAGGTTTTGCAAACTCCTGCTCCTTTTCTGTGTCGGAAAGTTTTTCCATCTCTTTTTCCCAATCCTTGCCAATACCCAACTTTTGGCCGAGGCGGGCAAGTAGTCCCTTCTTCACTGGTGCTGGTTCTTCCGTTGGTTCTAGACCAACCTTTTTCCCACCGCTCCCCATTCTGCCACTACGAGGGGCAGACACAGACTTGAAAGGATTGCCGACAATCTCGTCAAGTACCTCTTCCATCAGGATATCATCGATAATCTCATCGATCTTTTCATTCTCAAATTTAAATTTCATTTTACAATCCTCTCTTTGACAAAATGTCGTTCATCATTCTGTTGATTTTATCTGCCTTCGTATAAATATTTGGAAATTGCTTTGCTTCTTTCATCATAAAAGCGCCAGGAGTTGATGGTTCTGACACCATATCAAAACAAATTAATTGAAAATCGTCTTGTACCACCGTTTTGCCGCTGGTTTCCTGAACAGAACCCATTCCCCTAGAAGAAATGCCCATCTTTATGCCTGATTCAACCAAATTTCTAAGGATATTGCCAGATGGTGTGGGCAAAACCTCAATCTTACCCATAACTTTGTTATCTTCCATCCAAATATCAGTGACTACATGGGATGCATTCTTCAGGTTAATTACAGAATCGTCAGGGTGGTCCAGTTCACCGAGGGCGCGGCGTTCTTTTACCAACTTAGTGTAATTTTCGATCTCCCTCTTCAAAACATTGTGAGGATAGACTCGACCATTGCCGTTAAGTGTTTCCGACATCTGCATGACGCCGGAAAGAATAAGTGCGCCATTGGCAACTCTGATTTTTTCTTCTTCAGTCAGGAGATCTGTGCAGATCCCTCCCTCGCAAAGTTCGTAATATTCTCTTAAAATCTTCATATTGTTTCTCTTGAGCGGCGACCAACCGCATCATTATCTTTCCGCGACAACATCTAGCGACGGGGCGCATCATCCAACGGATCTTAGTCAATGGTCTCATCTTTATTCCTCGCAATTGATATACCGTAGTCTGTAAACACAGAACAGAGTGCATGACTTGTTGCCGAAGACAAACAACCAAGCACGAATCCCGTGACAAGACTATAATCAAAATTAATTAGTGTAGTTAAGCAAGATAGTGCCCATAAAACGACACCGACCCAAAAACCTGTACACATAGTGCATGAGAACAGTTCTCCGAGGCGACCCTCTGTGGGTCGAACTTTATCTAAAATCTTGCCATATACGAGGATTTGGGTCAAACCCCAAGAGGTTAGGATAAAAACAAGAAGATTCATTCCTCACTCGACTTTTCTCTGATCAAACTATAGTTGTACATATAACCATATGGTCTGACCTGGGGTGTCATACTTCCCTTTGAATCGTCGTGGGGAACATCCCCCAGTTCTGTGCTATATTCGTCCTCTGGATCGATAACGTGGTCCATTTGGTCATCCTCAATCCTATTTGTTGCTTCAAAATAGGGTTTTTCTTCTTCTAAGAACTTGTGAATCACGTAAAGTGCCGCCTGGATCTCGTCGATGCCTTCAAAAGCAGATTCAAAGATCGTTGCCTCCATCGCACCATAAAAAGAACCGCCTCTAACTGATGCGGGGTCCACTACACCCCTATTTATCATCACATTAAACAGTCTATCTTGCGCACCATACGCTTTATCATCAATTTCATCCTTTGGAAACGCAATGCACTTGTTTTTAGATGGCACCACCACAATATCTACGTCTTCATGATCAAAAATCATGATATCACCGTTCAAACTCCTGGAGGCATTCAAGCGAATGGTCTCTACGTCCAAATCTTCACCAGTTGTTGGGTCTTTTTCAATCTTAATCGTTATCATTTTCTGTTTTCTCTAGTTCTTGCACTAATTGCTGAGTCTTTAAGACTGAAGAAATGATGTCAATTGATACTTTCTGATCTGAAAACCCCTCTAACATGTCGATAATACTTCCTGCCTTTTCGAGCAAGTCCTCATCCTTCGAAATGGCATCGCCACTCTTCATTTCAGTCATTTTCTCCCTAATTCTAGAGATCTCCTCATTCAAATAAGTCTTTAACTCCAATCCATTGTCAGAAAAAGAAGTGATATACTTGGTCAACAACTCTTTCTGCTCTTCTAGAAGTTTGTCACTATATTCTTGATTGAACTTTCCAACAAAAGTCTTGTAGACCAAGTTATCAACCGGTGTCATCTTCTGATTTTCCGACTGAAGAGAACCTGACATCACCTCTAACACCTTCTCTTCCAGCAAAACCCTCTCAGAAGTCGGGACAGAGTCATTAAAAATAGAATATACAGTTGCAATGTTTCGGAAATTAGGAACAAAGGTGTTGAAAATCTTAGGACTGAAAGCGATATTCATGTTCTTGATCAAATCGGTCTGATCTTTGAAGATACTTTCTTTATTTAAATCTTTGTGAGCACTTTTTGTTTCTGTAATGATCTTCTCTGCGACGCGACGTTCAACGCCTCTTGTCTCATAAAGAGACCTATAAAGGTCTAATTCTTTCTTTAAAGAAGAATCCGCAGAAAAATACTTCTTGAGCATCTGGACTACTTTGTTTTTCCTGTTTTTATCTTCCTTGAGAATAGACTTGGTCAACTCTCTAACCAGGGATTCGTATAAAAATGCAGTGTTTCTCTTCTTATTGTGCTTTAGTCTCATGTTTTTTGCTCCTCAGATTTAGTGTTTCAATGAGCACAGAGACCTCTTTATTAGTCTCTAGTATGCTTTGTTCCTGCTCCTTGTAATTAGTGTCTTTCTTCTCAGTAATGCCCGATTTTACAAGTTGTGACAACTCTGATGCCCCTTTATGGGTGTTTCTGACAGTATTTTTTGTTATTTCGTTATTCCAAGACCCTTTTGTTGATCTTTGGCGGGCACCAAACTTATTAGAACTACTTTTAACTGGAGTGTACTTCTTTCCTTTGGACTTTGCAGTCGTGGTTGATCCGTCCTTAAATTCTCTTTTACCCAACTTCTTATCCTTCTCCCTCTTTGACATTCTACTGCCAGGGGGTTGGATAGGCAGAACGTCCTCTGCCTCGCCTGCGTCATCGAGACCCGTATCTTCGGCATCAAATTCATCTCCCGGTTGTTCATCAAAATCTGGTTCATCAGCACCAAAGTCTTGCTCAAGTGACTCACCCTCTCGTGCAGAAACCGCTTCGCCGACTGCTTCCATCTGAGCGTCGAAGGTTCTATCATAGTACATTTCTCTTTGATTTCTAACAAACTCCTCGTCAGAAAGACCAAACAACTTCTTGGCAATCCAGCGACGACTAAAGTACCCATCTGTCGCACTACCGGCAACATCGAACTTTGTCTTCCAATGCTCCAACTCTTGCATTTCGGCAATCTTTGAAGGATTATTAAGCGCCAATTTAAAAGAAACTAGATCGTCCTGTCTGAAACCTAAGACGTAAAGGTGAATTATCCCAATCTTTTCAAGTTCTGTTATTACAGATCTCTGAAGTCTTTGCACTGTTCTGGCGAATCTAATATCTTTTTGTGCCAAAGTTGTCTTGTCTTCGCCGGCATCATCAGATTGAGCAAGATATGATCTTGGGACCTTAAGGGCAGAAAATAATTTATCTCTTAAATACTTTACGTCATCGATGTCACCTGTATAAGAACCACCAGGGAGACTCTCAACCCTTGAATTCTGACCTGCCCTTGTTGGGATGAAATAGTCCTCGTCGATTGACAAAGGGTTATACCTTAAATCAACGCGACCCGTGTCAGGATCAACAACCTGATGCCTCTTCATTTGAGTCATGATCTTTTGCATGTATTGCTCAACATCGTCTGGAGGTATGCTGCCAATATCAACGTAAAAAACTCTTCGCTCTGGAGATCTCACAATTCTATACGCCATCATTGCGTCCTCAAGTAAGGTCAGTTGTCTCCAAATTCTTCTAGCGGGTTCCAAAACGGAAGAACCATAAGGTGCATACTTATCATTACCTAAAATCCTAAAGTGCCCAATCTGCCAATTCTCAAACGTCATACCCGCTGAGTTCCACTGAAACTGAGTGTAGTTTGGATTGGTTTTATCTTCCCCCTCCATTCTCTCAATCTCTGGTGAAGGCAAACCTATTGCAGACTGAATTCCTCTCTTTTCATCGATATCCAGGTAAAGAAAGAAGTCTCCGTACTTGCACATCGTCCTACACCAACCAAAAAGATTATACTCAATGTTTAAAATATTATAATAAAGAGCATTTAGGACAGACTTAATTTCTTCGTTAGCGCAATCAATGTTGACTAATGGTCTCAATTGAGTGCTTGTAGTCATTTCATCCGCGTAAATATCTAAAGCAGACGCAATTTCTGGAGTGTATTCCATCTGATCAAAGTCAACATATCGCTCCATGCGGTGCTGTCCTGCCATTACATTTGCTTGTATGTTTGAGAATGGATCGTATGCTGTCTTTTTGAACTGCTTACCACTGGCAGACTTGAATCTGCTAGAATACTTGTCTAAATCAATCCTACGAAGTCTTCTGCCTGTCTGGGTTCTTCTTGCCACAATTGGACCAGACAACAACTTTGTTAGTCTGCGAAAAAGAATGTTTTCTGAGTTTTTTACGTTTTTACTTTGATCTGCCATAATCCTTATCCTTTATACAACCAAGAAAACTGCTCAACATTCTTCTTGTGCTTATTCAAATTGCTTTGAGATTTTTTTGATTGATGCCCCTGCATTCCTGGGATTGTTGTATTTAACATTGTAGAAGATTTCGTCATAGAATTTAAGAAAACCTTTTTATATTCCGTCTCTTTTCGATTTTCAACCAATGCTGTGTCTCTCACCCAGCACCCTATAGCACAAGACATGACCAGGTCATCGTTATAAGACCTCATTGCCTCCGCTCGACCGTTATTCCATACAAAAGTCTTCATTTCGTTAAGTAATCGAATAGAATTTATTTTAATTAGTTTGTTTCTTACGAATTCTTCTAGTTTTGCCACTATTAAGGGTCTTGTCTTTTGAGTCATAGAGAATCCGGCGACGGCATTCGACATGTGCTCGCCTCTGTGTTGGTCTATATACTCATGAGTTGACTTGATTGAGTAGTAAACATTTGGATAATCTCTTTCCCTTAATTTTTCCAACACTGCAAAACCAACAGTATTGTTCTCAACCACCAACATGCAGTTGTTATACTCTCTGCCAGCATCGATTAGAACCTGGGAGAAGACATCTGGGGTCACTTTACCTTGATATTCTGCCACTATTTCCATAGTTGAAAGATTAAAAACGTGGAATACTGAATAGTCCTTCCCATCGCCTCGGGCAACGTCGGCAGAGATCATGTAACTTACTCCTTCTTCTGCCCGCTTCCAAATCCAAAAGTTCCTATCATGACCTGTACGATACTCTGGGTCTTGAGTAAATTCCAATATTCTCGAAATATCCTCTCCATGAAAAACCGTTTCGCCCGACATGTTGAAACTGCACTCTAATTCCTGAGCAATCTCTCTTCGGGACATATTTCTGGTCTCTTTTTCAAACCACTCATGGTCTCTATCAGGGTGGACATCCCACGGCAACTTCATTGAATGAAAATCGTTTGCCTGCTGCTCCGCATCAGTATATGTTTTGTGAAACCAATTACCGACACCATTGGGAGTAGAAAGAGCGATACAGCGTCCACCAGTTGACAAGGTGGGGTAAAGACCTGACCATAACTCTGACAAACCTTCTACATATGCTGCCTCGTCAATCACAAGCAAGGACAATGCCTCAGATCGACCCGCGTCTCCAGAGGTGGACGATGCCTTTATCACAGACCCGTTAGACAACTCAAAGGACGTTCTGTTGTCAACAGACACTTTCGATATCTGAACCCAATCGGGCAGATTCTTCATTATTGTCTTAACTTTTTTAACAAGGTTAGTCGCTGTGCTTAACTTAGTTGCTACAACAACCACAGTTTTTTCTTTATGAAACATCATCAACCACGCGATATAGGCAGCAGTGATCGTAGATATTCCCAACTGACGTGCTTTGAGAATTACATTGAATCTAAATTGTTCAAACTCTTCAAGACAATCACGTTGGTAGGGAAAGAGTCGAAATGGTATTAGACCCTTTTGTGGATGTGAGATTTTTGCGTAGTTATCAATAAAATAAGAGGGATTCTTGCCACATTTGACAATCTCCCTCATCATTTCTTTTTTGGTAAACTTAAATGCCATGAAGCAGGACTATTTCAGACCGCCCAATTCCAACCATCTCCGAGTAGCGGAGTCTAGTCTATCTTCCGAGGACTCTAAAACTGCTTCTGTTTCAGTGCCATTAATCTTAAAATCTTTGTGTGCCTGGATTGATGTTCGAATGCGGGAGATGTATTGTACCATCACCTGGCATTCCTCACCGGTAGAAAGAGAAAGTGGTGATCCGGTTAAAGACCTGTACTCTCTTGTTAGATAGTTTTTAACTTTTTCAATCATTAAGTTAATCTCACTCTCGAACTGAGGATTATGAGTTTCTTTCAGTTTGCACTCAGCATGATACTTGATCCTCAAAACATCTCCCATAATTGATGCCGAAAACCCATCCATTACCCTAGAGTCGTGAATGGGATGACCTTCTTCCCTTTTAAGACCAATTTCGATCTTCTGTCCCTGTGAGTCAACTGCGCCATCATATGCGTTTGCAAGTACTTGAGAAATTCCTCTTGCGATTTCC